TCAGGTATCGTTCGCCAGCCGCGCACGCAGCCGTTTGATCGCCTGACTGTGCAGTTGACTGACGCGGGATTCCCCGACGTCCAGCACGGCGCCGATCTCTTTGAGATTCAACTCTTCCTGGTAATACAGCGTCAGCACCATTTTTTCGCGCTCCGGCAACGCCTCGATGGCGTCGATCACTCGCTGGCGCAGGCTGCCTTCCAACAGGTGATGCAGTGGGTTGGCCTCTTCATGCCCTTCCAGCATCGGTTCCGCGTTTTCGCCATGCTCCTCGCGCCATTCGTCGTAAGAGAAAAGCTGGCTGTTATTGGTGTCCAACAGAATTTGACGGTACTCATCCAGCGAAATATTCAGCGTCTGCGCCACTTCCGTCTCGCTCGCCGGCCGGCCATAACGCTGTTCCAGTTGCCGCATCACCTGCGCGACCTCGCGCGCGTGGCGCCGCACGCTGCGCGGCACCCAGTCGCGGCTGCGTAGCTCGTCGAGCATCGCGCCGCGAATGCGCTGCACCGCATAGGTGGTAAAGGCGGTTCCCTGTAGGGCGTCATAACGCTCAACGGCGTTCAATAACCCGATTCCCCCGGCCTGCAGCAAGTCGTCAAGCTCCACGCTGGCGGGCAACCTGACCTGCAGGCGCAGCGCCTCGTGGCGCACTAACGGGACGTAGCGCAGCCAGAGAGAATTTTTGTCCATCACGCCTTCGGCGGTATACAGATCGCTCACTATGTCTTAAACCTGCGGATAAGAGAGTCAGCGCTATTATGCGTAGGGGGCGAAATGCCAATCGGCTGAACAGTCGCACAAAACGGGCTTTATTTGCGCCATGTAATAACCGCGCGGTGCGCGAGCATAAAAAAACCCCGCCGAAGCGGGGTTATCCGCCCTTGATAACCCTTGGTTTTTACGAGCTATCAATAGGTTGTCTAAGTTTTGGGGTGTCAGCGTTAACCAGCAGACGCCATATCGATGGATGAGATCTGGATGCCAGACCGTAACGGATTAAGCGCCAATGCATCGTTTAAATGATCAGGCGAAAAATGCGCATATGCCATCGTTTGTTCTAGCGTGGCGTGCCCTAATATCTTGTTTAACGTAAGAATATTACCTCCGTTAATCATGAAGTGAGCAGCAAACGTATGCCGCAGGACGTGGGTTGCCTGCCCTTTCGGAAGATCGGGCTTTAACGCTTTCAGGGTTTCGCGAAATTCACGATAACTCACGTTAAACAAGCGGCCTGTTTTGGCCGTCTTGACGTAACTCATGACCTCTTCAGAAATCGGAACGGTTCGAGCCCGGCCGTTTTTGGTCTTTGTGAACGTAACCTTTCCATGGATTACATTTTGAGCCAGCATATTGTGCGATTCCCCCCATCGTCCGCCAGTGCTAAGGCATAGCACGGCGAGTCTTCTGGCATCCCCGGTCAATATTGACAGCAATAGAGCTATTTCCCTCTCCGTTAAATATGACATTTCCGGCTTTTCTTCTTTCAGTACCGGGATGCCCTTCAGCGGGTTTTCGTGGTGATAGTCTTCCGCTTCTATCAACACTCGGAACATGCTTCTAAGTGTCGTCAGCTCCCTATTGATTGTTGATGCCTTGATCCCTTCGAATAAACGTTGAGAGCGGTATTCAGTAATAAACCCCTTCACCAGTTGTGAAGCGCGTGGGTTACCCATATCACTGATCAGCTTCTCCAGCTCTCGCTGCCGCTTTTCGCCGTATTTATGGCTGCGGCCTTCGAGGGCCCACCACCTAGTAAGTAATTCTGTCAGGCGCCGGTGATCTGCTGGCTTGTCCAGCCACTCTTTGTTGTGCATGTTGCTGAGAACATATTTTTCAAAAGCAACAGCATCAGCCTTCTTATCAAAAATCCGCTGAATTCGGCGTCCTGCCGCTCCACGCGGGCGAATATCCACTTTATAGCGTCCACCTTCGAGCAGCTTAACGGTCATAGCTGGCACCTCCGGTAAACACATTATTTGTCACTACATAACAAGCTGTTACGCGATAGTTTTCATAAAGATAAGTAAGATAAACACTTAGCCAGTCTTTTGGTCTGAGTGTGGTGAGGTTGTTTCTTCTTGCCCAAAGTGTGCGAGAGCCGGTGCGATTTGACCGGATTCAGGGGCGATTTTTCCGGTGATAAACCATAGGGCGTACTTCTCAAACCTCGGATGGTTCAAAATACTCATGATCACCTCAGTGTTAGGTGTTGTTTTTCCAGACTCATAACGCCATAAAGCATCACGATTCAATCCCAGCATCTTTGCCGCATCAGGCAAGCTCGTAAGTCGTTCGCTCTCGCGCATAACCTTTAACTTATCCGCCACACTCATACTCATGTTGCAATTCTCCGACATATGGATTATCTTTCATTCATTGGTAGCTGATTGGGGGATAAAGTCTGACTAATACCCCAAACATGGAGATTATCACATGAAAGATGCAGTTTTGAGCGTGTTGTTTAAGATTCCCGACCCCATCACCGCCGACGAATTTTCCCGACGCACTGGCAAGACTACGTCAGCGGTTCGTCACATGGTTGATCGTCGCCAGCTACCGCTGGTCACAGAGCGTGAAGTTATTGGCGAAGAGGGCAGCGCCCGCCGCCTCCTGATTCTATGGAATGAGTGGCTAGAGATGGTTTACGAAGCCACGGGCAAACTGCCGCCAGAGCGCCAGGACTGGCGCAACAGTTGGATTAAGAAGGCGACTAAGCTGGCTAACGATATGGGGGTAAACATGTTCAGCAGCGAGTCTGCAACATGAACCGCCAGCACGCTCTGATCCAGCTGTCGAAACACACTTTCGTTTACCGCGGGTTCACTATTCAGAAGTGCCCGCGTCATAGCGAAACGAATCGCACGGCCTACCAGCTGGTGAGCAACGGGGATTATTTCGGTCGTGATTTCGCGCTGGCGGAAGCCATGCGCACCGTGGACAAGATGATCAACGGCAAGAGGCCAGCATGAGCGGCAACCCATTCTACGACGCAGCAAACGCCGTGCTCGTTCAATACGACAAGCGCATGCAGTACATGAAACCAGGGCGCGCGGTCGGCGAATCGGCGAATGCAGTGATCAATCTCGGACGTATCGCAGACGCCGCGCGCTATGCCGGCCACCCTGCTGCGAGCATCGTTATCGAGAACGCCGCGAAGTATTGGCAGTGCTACGGCAAAAAGCCGGCGACATTTTCAGAGGACACACCAGCATGAAACAGCCATACCGCATTCTGATCGACACGCTGCTGCTGCAGTACCACACCAAAGCGACCAATCTGCGCAGCGCTTCCGCTGTGGCGCCAGAGGTTCGCCAGGTATCGCTGAACGATTACGCCTTCCGCCTGTGCATCGGCCTGACTGGCCTACTGAGTACGGCAGAGGCTGCTGGAGATGGCCCGGCCGCCGCCGTTATCGATCGTTTGATCATGCGCTGCAACAACGGCGATATTCCGCAACCTGAAATTTCAGCTTAGCCGGGTACGCCCGGCCCTATCTGAGAGCGTATCTCAACCTTTTAACGGTGGGTGATTGGCGTCACGGGATGCGCTCCCAGATAGGCAACAGTGTGGGGGCTTTTATGAGCATGACAGTTGAGCAAATAAAATCCGGTGAGCGTTTCGTCAATAATGCCAAATCATTACTGGCGCGCGCTAAAAACAAAAATCACACTGCCTGTTTTTATAACAAGCTGATGGTGAGTGAAAAAAAAGCCATTTGCACATTAGGCAATATTGACAGCCGCACAAAGTTAACGGCTCGGCACATCGGAATGAAGTTCGAGGAAATGAGCTACGCAGAAAGGCGGGCTGTATTTCGAGGAATAAAACTTCTACAAAAGCTAAATCGCGATATTCCTTCACTAATAAATATTACTGACTGCGATTAATTAAACAGCGTTGTTGAAAAATGCCGCCTTCATGGTGGCGGGTTTCTTACACCCTGAAATCAGGAGGGGGATATGCAAGACGACGAATTACACAAAGCGTTTATGAATGCCCGCCGCTCTGAGCGGCTGCAACTGCTTGAGTTGCTGGAGAGCAAACTTGACCGACTGGCTGCGGATAACTTCACCCGCGATCAGGTATTAAGCACGTTGAAGGACTGGATCAACATCCGCCGGTCTACCGACGCACCAAAAGTGGAGAAGCCTCAATGATGGCTTTCTGCTTCACTCTAGCCGCCGTTTGGGCGGTTGTCGCGTTTGGGCTGGTTGGCTGGGTTGCCTACCGCTACTGCAAATTCTGGCGCGCCTTCAATCGGCAGAGTTTGCAGCCTGAACAACGTAATTACGATTAATCAATTAACGGTGAAAATGATGGCTAACAAACAAGACGCAATGAACGCTGTAAATCGCGCAATTGGCTTTATTTATGCTAATGCACCAAGTGACGTGCGCGGAACACTAACTCATGAACTCCGTTCATCTTTAAGCTTTATTGAAGACTTGGAAAAAAGTGAAGCCACGAATGAAATAAAGTTGGTAATTAATTGCGAAGGCATCGATGAAGCTGCCATTAGCAAGTTTAAGGCGGCATTTGCAGCAGGATTACGCGATCAAAAGACACTGTTTGTCGGTGAATGGGCGTTACCTAATGAACCACTGAAAACTGAAGCTATTAAACAAATCATTGAGGAAATAGAAAGCCTGCCAAGACAAGTAAATGCTCCTGAAGAGGCGAGCTGGGTTGTTGATAATAAAGCGGCAGAATTAAAAGCAGCAATCGACAGCTACATTTTACGCCGTGGTTCGCTTGAGTATATTCGCAGAACCGCGGCGCAGCTCGGTGCCGTAGCGGTAAAAGTGCTGATGAATATTCCTTGCTCCTATCACGATCGCGAAACCATAGCCGGAGCACCCCGCAATGGCTGATCAGATCGATATGGCACAAGAACGGCACCAGCTGATTCTTGAGTCTCAAATCGCCAACGCCCGCCCGCAGCAATGTGGGCCTTCTGCTTTCACCTGTGAAACCTGCGACGCGCCGATATCTGAAGCGCGCCGCGCCATCGTCCATGGCGTAACGCGCTGCGTTACCTGCCAGGAAATCCACGAAGCCAAAGCACGGCATATCAAGGGGTAAGTCATGAACAGAACCGCCCTTAAATGGCTCGGCAGCAAAGCTCGTATTATCGACACACTGCGCCAGCACCTGCCGGAAGGTAAGCGCCTGGTTGAGCCGTTCGTCGGCTCCGGCGCTGTTTTCCTCAATACCGACTATGACAGTTATCTGCTGTGCGATATCAACAGCGATCTCATCAACTTCCACAACGTCGCCAAAAACCATCCTGAGGTGCTGATCCGCGAAGCGCGCCATCTGTTCAACGCACACCCGGATCAGGAGGGCTATTACGGCGTGCGCGCTGACTTCAATCTGCGCTGTGACAGCAATTTCATCTACCGTGCGGCGCAGTTCCTTTACCTGAACCGCCACACCTTCAACGGCGTTTGCCGCTACAACCTTAGCGGCGAGTTTAATTCGCCGTTCGGTCATCGAAAGGCGCCCTATTTCCCAGAAGACGAGATTAGAGCCTTCGCAGAAAAGGCGCAGGCCAAGAAAGCCATTTTCCTGTGCTGCAGCTTCCCAGAGGCGATCAGGATGGCCCAGGCCGGCGACGTGATTTATTGCGATCCGCCGTACATCCCAGCCAGCGCCACCGCCAGCTTTACCAGCTATCACACTGACGGCTTTACCAGCGAGCAGCAGCGCAAGCTGGCGCGCATGCTCCGTATCGCCGCCAAGCTGGGCCGCCACGTCGTGGCCTCAAACAGCGAGACGGACGCAGCCAAAGCGCTGTACTCAGATTTCGCTATCACCTCGATCACTGCCCGCCGCTCTGTCAGCGCCAAAGCTTCCAGCCGTGCAGACGCTGGCGAGATCATCGCAACTATGAGGGCTAAAGCATGATTAAGGTAAGTGATCTCTTCGCTGGCTTGGGTGGTTCATCCACTGGTGCTGAAATGGCTGGCGCCGAGGTGGTTTGGGCAGGAAACCACTGGCCCGCCGCCGTCGAAGCCCATCAAGCGAATCATCCTGGCGCAATCCACGTTTGCCAAGACCTGCACCAGGCTGACTGGTCGCTGATGCCTGCACATGATCTGATGATGGCCTCACCATGCTGCCAGGGGCACAGCAAGGCGCGCGGTAAGAAAGCAGGCAACCCGCAGCACGACGCCAGCCGCTCCACTGCGTGGGCGGTGGTATCTGCTGCCGAGTACCACAGAATGCCGAAAATCATCATCGAAAACGTGCCGGAGTTCCTCCATTGGGGGCTGTACCCAGCATGGGAAGCGGCGATGCAGGCGCTGGGCTATTCACTCGCACCGCATATCGTGGATTGTGCTGATCTCGGCGTTCCTCAAAACCGAGTGCGGCTGTTCATTATCTGCACCCGCAGCAAAAACCCGCTGTTCCTGAAATTACCCAAAATTCCACATGTGCCAGCCAGCACCTTTATCGACTTCGAGGCCGGCAAATGGCAACCGATTGAAAAACCGGGGCGCGCCGCTGCAACGCTGGAGCGCGTTAAAAATGGACGCGCACAATTCGGCGAGCGGTTTCTTTTCAGCTACTACGGCAACACCAAAACAGGCCGCTCGCTTTCTCGTCCGATTGGCACGATCACCACGCGCGATCGCTGGGCGGTTGTCGACGGCGATCGCATGCGCATTTTGACTCGCGACGAAAACATGCTCGCGATGACATTCCCGGAGGACTACATCAAACCACCGTCGCACAAACTGTGCGTTCACATGGCGGGCAATGCTGTGCCGCCAAAAGCAATGTGTGAATTCGTCACAGCACTGGAGGCTCAGGGATGAAAAAGCCTATTGCCGTCGCCATTGCTGCTCTCTATCCACGGCACAATCACATTCAAGATTTTCATGTGCTGGCGCATCTCAATCGAGTACGCGCCTTGGCCTGGGGTGGTCGTCGTAGCGGGAAAACCTACGCAGCCCGCCAACAGGAGCTAAGCCGCGCAGCGTTCAAGCTTTCCACGGGCGCGACACTGCGACTTCTTCACTCCAGAAGAAAACAGTCTCTTATGGACAGGATGGTAGGTTATGACCATGCCAAGCGCGGCGCAGAAAAGTCTGTTGAGTGCGTATTTTGGCGCGATCCAGATACTGGCTCTTTAACGCTGCTGTCGGCCGAAAATGGCCCGCGTAAGTGGCGTAACTCGCCGTGGTTTTACTTTGACGAGTGGCCGTGGGCGTGAGTAAACCAGCACGAGGAAGATACCAGCCATCACCGCCGCGCCCCTATCCGGGACGCGGCGCAGTTGCTTTTAACTGGCCCTATCCCTGGAACGCACCGAAGCAGGGGATCAACCCGTACACCGAAGACGCTGAAAAAGAGCTGAAACTCACCGACGCGCAGCGGCGCCGGCAACGCTGGATTGAGGTCACCGCGGATCAGGAGCGTGATCGCGATTCGCAGCTTTCCATTCTGGCGGAACAGCGCCGCGGTGAAGGCAAAGTCCAGTTGGTGCTTGGCGCACTGATGGCACAGCCCGATTTTATTCGCTCGCCGCTGCTGGCGCGCATCAGTGCCATTCGTAAGAGCAAGAAAGGCAACGGTGAGAAACTCTCCCGCAATTACATCTTGCGGACGGTCAAGACAATACTGGCCCGCGTCGAGAAGATGCAGGCCAAACAGCTCACCTTTGGCCTGCAGCTGGTTGCCCGCCGTGAGCGGCTAGACGATCTGCTGCGCCTGCCTGAGCTGGATAAGCGCGCGGTAAAATTGCTGGCAACCTTCACCGCTGCCCACTTTGAAACGCTGCTCGACCAGCAATGCGCAAACAGACTTCACTCTGACGCCACGCCAAACGAAATCCTGCGCGTTTACGTGTCGCTGGGTACTGAGGCCGAACGCTTCAACGTGACGCCGCCCTGCTGGCATTCGCTGAACCCTTATCTGCGCCGCCGCGGCGAACCGCCTTACGACAAAATCCCCGGCGCCATCGCCAGAATGTGCTGTGCGAACTGGTGGTTTACCAATCTGTGGGCACTGCGCTGCCGCTGGCGCGAAGAGCTGTTGCGCGCCGCCGGGTTGGTACGTAAACAGGATTCCGCCTACATCAGCGCCGACGCGCTGACACACTTCCGCGAACAACGCCGGCGCACCCGTGAATTTCTGAAAGCTTTCGAGCTGACCAACAAAGACGGCTTTTCCATCGATCTTGAAGATGCCTATTACGCCGGGCCCAGCAATCCACGTCACCGCCGCATAGAGATGATGACCACGGTCAAAGGCATGCAGGATATTGCCGAGATGCGCGGCGATTGCGCGGTATGGTGCACGATTACCACCCCATCACGTTTTCACGCCACAATGATCGACGGGCGGTTAAACCCCAAATGGGCAACGAAAACCGTTCGTGACAGCAACGATTATTTGGTTAACCGATTCTTTGCCAGCGTTCGCAAAAAACTGAACCGCCAGGGGCTGCGCTGGTACGGTATTCGCGTCGCCGAGCCGCATCACGACGGTACCGTCCACTGGCACATGATGGTTTTTTGCCGTCCAGATGACCGTGACGACATTGTCAGCATCCTGCAGGAGTTCGCCATTCGCGACGATCGCGCCGAGCTTGGCGACGACATAACGCCGCGATTTAAGACCGAACTGATCACTGCGGAAAAGGGATCGCCAATCAGCTACATCGCGACCTATATCGGTAAAAATCTGGACGCCGAGCCATTGCGCAAAGCGAACAAAGATACCGGTGAGCCGCCGGTCGACCACGAAAGCGGCAAAAGCATTGCCGACACGGTCGAGCATGCGCTCGGCTGGGCCAGCCTGCACCGCGTGCACCAATTCCAGTTTTTCGGCATCCCATCACGCCAGGTTTACCGCGAGTTGCGCCGGCTGGCGACCCAGCTTGATCGACAGGGTATCGACGCCAAGAAAACCCAGCGACTGAGCGATAAAGCCATGGATGACGTGATGAATGCCGCCGATGCCGGCTGCATCGCAACGTACATCTTGAAACAAGGCGGCGTCTTGACGCCGCGTAACGATCACATCGTCCACACCGCCTACCTTCAGGCGGAAAAACCCAACGACTACGGCGAACTCGGCATTCAGATCTTCGGCGTCTGGTCACCAATGCTCGGTGAAGCGTCGCGTATTTGCACCCACCCCGACACCTGGACACTGAAGCGCAAACGTAAACCGGCGAGTGGCGAAGCCGCGCGCCAGGGGGTTGACGTTGAGGGTGGCGGCGCAGCCGCCGCCCCTTGGACTCGTGGCAATAACTGTCCGCCTGAACAAGAACCGACCAAAAACGGCGGCAGTTTATCCACGAGTGAAATGCATCGAGTACAGCCAGCGCTGGCTGTGCCAGCAGCTGCGCCAATAGATTTTGAAAGCCTCGACCGCAAAGAACGGCGGGCACTGCTCCGGCGACTGAAAAACGATCGGGACGCTGGGCCACCGCCGGAGAAGGCGCCGTTATCAGTTGAAGAACAGCGTGCAGAGGATAATTTACACCGCCAAAAAGAGCAGCGGCAGAAGCGGCGAGAGCAGATGGCACCACGCGCGGCATTGATAGCCGAATCCGCATCCAGTATTGGCATCGAGTTAACTATGCGCGAGGCAATCAGCCTGGCTGACGGCGCCACGCTAAACGTGGCCGGACAGCGTTATCGCGCAAATCATGACGGCAGTTTGTCGGCCGTTCAGCCGGATCATCTTCACAAATCACTGGAATTGCTGGCACGCGTCGAGCGGCTGCGCCGCATTTCATAGCCATAGCCGGCGATGTTGTCCGGAACGCACAGACGAACTCGTCTGTTCTGGCCATGTCGCGGCATAGACGAAAGCTGCTGCGCTGCAGCGCCGTTATTTACAACTATGGGGTACCGACAAATGGGATATTTGGGGAGCAAGGCGGCGAGCGGCGCATACCAGGCGATCATCAGCCAGATGCCGCCGCATGACACTTACATCGAAACGCACCTCGGCGGTGGCACCATCATGTTACGTAAACCACCCGCGGCCCGCTCGATTGGATGGGATATCGATCCGGAAACCATCGAGGCATTTTGCCAAGGCAACCCGGACTATCTGGATGAACAGGCCGAACGCCTTATGATTGAGATCGGCGACGCGGTTAAGTTGCTGCGCGCCGTTCCTTTTGAAAAATACGGACGTACGCTGATCTACGTCGACCCGCCTTACCTTCCTGAAACCCGAACCAGCCGCGCGCGGTATCGTCACGAGTATACCGTCGACGATCACCGCCGCCTGATCGACGTGCTGCGTACCGTGCCCGCCAACGTCATGATCTCCGGCTATCCGTCCGCGCTCTATGACGAGTTGCTCGGCGACTGGCGTAGCATCCAATTTCAAGTGATGACTCGCGGCGGCCCGCGCACCGAGCAGCTATGGATGAACTTTGCCGAAGGGAACGCCTACAGCCACGCCTTTGCCGGCGCGAACTACATCGATCGCCAACGAATCAAGCGTAAGGCGGAACGCTGGGCACGAAACTACAGCGCCCTGCCTGCTGCCGAGCGCACAGCGATCATGGCCGCATTATTAGAAACGCATCAAGAACCGTAATAAGGGGGATTTATGCCACATGAACTACATCGTCACCACATTCCAGAACCAGATCATCACAGCGACCACGCCAAAAAGATGGCCGGTATCACCAGCCGCCTACAAAACGTCATGCTGACCGCGAACATCACCGCAGATGAATTAGTTGGGTGTGCCCGCATCGTGAGGAAAAATCACGAACTATTTGAAGGAATGGGAGAAAAAGAGCAACGCCAATCCCCTGCACAATCAGAAACCGGTGAAATCAAAGAGTACTTTTGCAGCTTTTGTGGAAAGAGTAATCATCAAGTTAACAGGATGATAGCTGGCCCGCGGGTATACATCTGCAATGAATGTGTCGATCTTTGCGAGGATATCATCAGTGATTTTAGAACAAGCTAATAAAGTGACTTCACAACTTGACTTCACATTATCAAACCATCAAAATGACTTCATAAAGTGACTTCACGGACTGCGACATGAAAGAACAAGTTTCAGCGTTAAGGAAGCGGCAAAAAAACACGTTAGAACAGATATTTAAAACACCTGTTCTCTCTGGGATAAAATGGTCAGATGTGGAATCACTGATAAAGGCGCTGGGTGGCGAAGTCAAAGAGGGCCGCGGTTCACGTTGCAAGTTCCTGCTTAATGGCAGCATCGCCAACTTTCACCGCCCCCACCCATCGCCGGACACGGACAAAGGCGCGGTGGTCAACCTCCGCGAATGGCTGGAAAGCATAGGAGTTAAGCCATGACGAAGACAACAGCAGCAACCCCAAACACCATGGAGATCGCCGGGCAACCGGCGGTAATCAGCTTTGTGCCAGAGCTGGGCGCATTTCGCGGTAAATTCCTCGGCCTGTCCGGTTACTGCGATTTCGTTTCCGACAGCATCCAGGGGCTTAAAAAAGAGGGCGAGATCTCTTTACGCGAATATCTGGACGATTGCAGCACCGTTGGCATCGAGCCATACGCGCGCCAGGAGAAAATCAAAACGTTCACCTTGCGCTACCCGGAATCGTTCGGCGAACGGCTGAACCAGGCCGCGGCAGAACATGAGGTTTCGGTCAATGCTTTCATCGTTGAAACCCTCAATGAACGCATGAAACATGCATGAGTTTTGAATTATGCAGCGTATGCTCGTCCCTGAGCGTCAGCTATTTGAAGTGACAAAAAAGTAACAGTAAGTGGCCAAATATGACCAACAAAGCAAAAGTAAATCGGAAAATGTGCATTTGAATTCACTCATCTAACTTGGCATGTTAACGTTTACAGGATGGTAGAGAAGAAGCTATAGGACAAAGCTCATTAACAATGAGCTTTTCAATACATGGAATGAAATTTTTAAATTATGATACACAGCAGATGGTTTACACGTTTAGCCGGCGTAATATCCGTTGCCTCAGTCTCGACAGGATTCACTAAATGGCCTGATATTATGTTCATATCAAGCTGCGTGATGATTGTCATTTGGCTCCATGCTGAGTGGAACTGGTTTAGGCAACAGTGAAAATAGAATAAAGACCGCCAATAGTGTTAATCGATAACACAATTGGCGGTCTTTTTTTAATCCAGTTAACTGCAAAATTGCGCACAATTTTGCACAATAATTCGATCTACCCCATTGCGAACCTGCGCCAGTACTGGCGCAGGTTCGATCTACTTTGGATCTTGCACAAAAAAGAGGGTGTGAGGCGCGCAGGCGAGGCGGGGGAGCAAGCGCGCGCTTTGGGGTATGGGAAGGGAGTCGTGTGTTGCCTGAATGGGCCGCTGTGAGGCTCTCGCCGTCGTGTTGCTCTGGGCGTAATGAACAGACGATATCGCGCCAGCGGCCCGCATAGCGCGGCTGGCGGTGGGGAACGGTTCGAACTGATGGGCGTGGCGCGTGATCGGGCTACTTATTGGGGGATGGCCGCCATAGACAGCGGCGGCCGTGCTGCAGCGCCGGGGTTACTCTACATCGAGCAGTGCATACGGGTTGAAACGGATCACCTCCTCCCCCATCCAGTCGTTGACGTGCTTCATGGCTTCCATGATGGGCGTCAGCTCGTTGATGGCGAACACCCGCGCCGCTTTCTCCACGTCGCCGAAGGTGCCGTTGCCTTCCGGCATGGCGCCCATCAACTGCGGCGGCACGCGGTGCGCAGCAAGAATATCGTCACGCGTGGCGCTCTTGACGCCCAGGAATTCATCCTTGGCTGAGATCTGACTGAACGGCAGGATCTGCACAGAGTCCTTACCGCCGTTCGGCGCGTGCAGCAGGATGTTTTTGAATGCCCCGCCGCGGCGCGTATCGGTCAGCGTCTTCTTGAGTTTGTCGAGGCTCTCCTGATCGGCGATGGCGCTGTTGACGTAGACGATGCAGCCGGCATGGCTGCCGTTGTCGTAGTACAGCTTGCGGAACGTGTCGGCCGAGTGCGAAAGGTTCGCGGACAGCAGGCCCGCGAAGTATTCCGGCATGCCGTAGATCTCCTGGTGAATGTCCGGGTTGATCACATGGCAAACAGCGCCGGTTGGAAACTCATAATCATCAAATCCGGCCTGAATAAACCAGTAAGTGTCCAGGTCAGAGCCGCGGCGCGTGTACTTCGCCAGCGTGTGGTGCAGTGCCAGCGGCCCGCCTAACACGTTACGGCGCAGCTCCAGGTAGGCATTGCCGAACACCACCCAATCCATGGCGAAGGCGGAGAACGCCTGGCGTGACAGCAGCTTGTGCGGGATGAAACAACCGGCCAGCACGTTACGCTTGAATATCAGCGCCGACTGGTGCCAGCTGGCGTGGCCGAACTGGCGCGCCAGACCGTACCAGCTGATCGGCGTGTCGTAGTAGCGGCCGTTGTCGGCGCAGTACATCGAGTCGAGCAGATCGTAGGACGAGCTGACCGGCCAAGGGCCGTCGAATGAGAAGGTACTCAGGCCAGGGAGTTTTTGCAGCTCAGTCGCCAGATCAAGCTGCGTGTCTGCGGCGGGCTGCTGGCGCTGCCGCGGTGATTTTCGTTTGCTCACGTTAATACTCCATAACCGTCATTGTGCTGCCGCCATCTTGTCCCAGCGGCTCGTTGATAATGGCCAGCATCGTCGCCCAGGCAAGGTCGCCATGGCTGACGCCGCGGCTGCGATCGGTGTCATAGGTGATAACCCCGCCAGGCGTTACCACTTTGCGCACCGCGCTGAATGCCGTGATCAGGTCACGCTCCCCACGGTCGAACTCCCAGCGACCGCCGCGAACCAGCTGCTGCATCTTCAATACCAGCATGCGCTTGCTGGCAGGGTTGAACTGGTAGCAGACCGCCGCCGGAAACTTCTTCTTCACCAACTGCCAGACCGCCTCGCCAATCCCCTGCCCGTCAATGCCGATATGCTGCACGTTGTAGCGATCCAGCATGCCAATGATCAGATTGGCCTGCGCCTCGAACTCCATGCCGCGGATGCGCTGCGTCTCGATGGTGCGGAACTTGCCGCCGGCGACCAGCGGCATGGCGTTGACGGAGATCGCCCCGCTGTCCCCCTTCCCGCTGGCACCGTTGGGATCGTAGCCAATCCAGACCGGCCGATCGGCCAGTGGCCGCATGGCGTAGGGTTTCCAATCAAGCCAGTCGTCATAACCATCAGCGCCGCAGGTCAGCAGCATGTTGTAGTCAAAGGCAGATTCACCGTTGCGGATAAACTGGCAGCCGTAGAGGTTGTCGTATTCCTCCGGGCTGTTCTCGTCGCGGATTTCATCGATATCGGTCAAATCCCAGCCGTGATCGATGGCGTCCTGCAACGTGACGATCTGGCGCCAGATCTTGTCCGGGCACATCAGCCCGCTGTTCAGCGTCTTCCAGGACGTGTCGAACTCCACGCGGCTACTGCTGGCGCGCCCCTTGTTGAACGCCTCCCCTGTCCAAAACGGGTAGGCTTCATGGCTTTCCGCCGATGGCGTGGAGAAGTAGGTACGCGTCAGCCCTTTCAGCGTCGCCATCGCACCGGCGACTTTTTTCAGGTTGGCGAACTGTCCTACCCAGAAAAACTCGTCAAAGAACAGGTTGCCGGTGTAGGACTGCGCCGTCGCTGCAGACGTGCCGAGGAAGTGCAGCTCGGCGCCGTTGAACAGCTGGATCATGTCGCCGCCTTTCAGCTCGACGTCGACCTCCGCCGCGGCGGAACGAATGAAGCTACGGAACTGGTACGCCTGCCGGCGGCTGGCCGACAGAAAGATCTGGTTGAGCTGGTGCTTGTACTTCACATCATCAGATAACGCGCGGATCAGCGCCTCGCGTGCAAAGTACCAGGTCGCCCCCACCTGGCGACTCTTCAGGATCATCCGGTTGCGGTGGTGGTGATTGTCATACCAGCCTTGCTGGTGCCAGTGCAGCGACCCCAGGATGTTCTGCCGCAGTTGTGCGATCTGCGACTCAGAGAAGAAGTTTTGCTTCTTGCGCACCTTCTTTTTCGGCTGGGTGGCCGGCGTGCCGTTGTCCAGCTTCTTCAGCTGGCGCGTCAGCAGGTCGATTTCCTTGAAGTCGCCGCCGCTCTTCTTGTCCTTGCCGGTCAGTTGCACCAGGCGCGCATCAATCGAGGTGGTAACGCGCTGGATCGGTGGCGTTTCGTCCCATTCGTCGCGCTTCTTCCAGGCGTAAACCGTGTTCTGGTTGATACCCATCAGGCGCGCGATCTCCGCCGGCGGGTAGCCCTGCCAGTAAAGCTGTCGTGCGCGGTGCCTAGTGAATGTTTCCTGAACTGTCATTGTCTCCCCCATGTCCTGCCGGGGAGGTTAACCCGCGCGCGCGGGGGCTTTCTCGCGGTGCCGGCTGTCGCCGTTCTCCGACAACAACAACGCGTTGAGACAGGGCCGGACGCCCTGCCATCATCACCGGGAACTCAACAGAATCGTGAGCAAGCAGACATGGCAAGCACAACGAGCACCCGTAAGAAATTCCGCATTATGACCTCCGGCGTCACTATCGACGGCCGTCAAGTCACCCGCGATCAGATCCATGAGATGGCGGCGTCGTATAACCCGTCGCTCTATGGCGCCCGCGTCAATATCGAGCATTACCTTTCTCCATTCCCAGACAGCGAGTTTTGCGCAATGGGGGATGTTGCCGCCCTATCCGCCGAAGACATTTCCGAAGGGCCGTTAGCAGGGGAAGCATCTTTGTTCGCTGAGATCGAACCCACGGCACGCATGAGGGCCATGACCGACGACGGTAAGAAAATCTTTTCCAGCGTCGAGATCCATCCCAAATTCCCGACGACCAACGGCCCGTATTTGGTCGGTCTGGCGATGACCGACACCCCGGCCAGTCTGGGCACTGACAAGCTGAAATTCACCGCCGAGAAACGCGGGGAGATCATGCGATTCAGTGCTGCGGATGCTGAAACGACGATGTTCACTACCGCTTTCGAAGCGGAGTTGATGCAGGCAGACCAGACGCGCTCAACCACCGGCAACGAGTGGTTCTCTCGCATCATGGGCATCCTCGGCAAGGGCAAGAAAACCGACGATGAACGCTTCAGCCAGGTGCATCAGGCGGTAGAGGCCGTGGCGCAGTCTCAGGCCGATTTGACTGACCAGTTCAGCACCACCGCGCAGGAAAGCGCCAGCAACAAGCAGGCCATCGCGAAGTTGACCGCTGACCTGGCTGCGATGCAGCAGAAGGTTGTAACCACGGACGGCAACTTCAGCCGTCGCCCGCCGGCTGGCGGTGGTGGCAACGCGCAGTTGGCTGACTACTAAGCCAGCGCCTGATCGATATTCACTACAAGAGAAACGAACATGGAAAACATTACCCGCGAGCTGTTCGACCAGTACATCAGCCGGCAGGCCCAGCTAAACCGCGTATCGCCGGCCGCCGTCGCGGCAAAATTCGCTGTCGATCCGACGGTGCAGCAGAAGCTGGAAGCCGCCGCGCAGGAAAGCGACTCTTTCCTGAGCAAGATTAACGTCTTCGGCGTGACCCAACAGATCGGCCAGAAAGTGCTGATCGGCAGCAAAGGCCCGCTGGCCGGTGTGAACAACAGCACTACCACGCGCCGCAACCCGGCCGATAACAGCAAAATGGAGCCGTACAACTACATGTGCCGCAAGGTCAACTACGACTACGGCATCAGCTATGAGCAGTTGGACGCCTGGGCGCATCAGCCTAACTTCCAGCCGCTGATCAGCAGCGCAATGGCGCGCCAGATGTCGCTTGACCGCATCATGATCGGTTTCAACGGCACCAGCTACGCCGATCCGTCCAACCGCGCCGCCAACCCGCTGCTGCAGGACTGCGGCATCGGCTTCCTTGAGAAAATCCGTAAAGAAGCACCGCACCGCGTTATTTCAAATATCACGGTCACCTCGCGGGATGAGGACAACAAGATCATCACCAAAGGCACCTACGGCAACGTATCGGCTGCGGTGTATGACGCCAAAAACAGCCTGATGGACGAATGGCACAAGCGTAACCCGGATAACGTGGTGATCCTGGCCGGCGATCTGCTGACAACCAGCAATTTCCCGGCAATCAACGCCATGAGCCAGACCAATCCGAACACCGAAATGTTGGCCGGTCAGCTCATTGTGGCGCAGGAGCGCGTCGGGAACATGCCGACCTTTATCGCGCCGTTCTTCCCGGTCAACGGCATCCTGATCACGCCGTTCAAGAACCTGTCGATTTACTACCAGCGCGGCGGCCTGCGCCGAACCATCAAGGAAGAGCCGGAGTACAACCGCGTCGCGACCTACCAGTCATCGAACGATGACTTCGTGGTCGAGGACTACGGCAACGTCGCCTTTATCGACGGCATCACCTTCGCGCAGCCTGAGAACGGCGGTTAATCACCCGGGCGGGCACCTGCCCGCCCCCCTTTGGGGACAGGACAATGCTGACACCAGCACAACGACATTTTCAGCGCGTGATGGCGGAGCGCCACGGTAAGACCGAGGAGTTCACTGAAGCCGCCCGCACCGCGCATGAACAAATCCTTCACCGCCTGCGCATGGATCAGAGTGCACTCAAACGCGTGCAGTCCGACCAGGCGAAAGCGGAGATGAAAAAGCAGCTGCTTCCGCACTATGACGGCTGGATCGAAGGCACGCTCGACGGCAACAGCGGCCGCCAGGACGAGGTCATCGTCACCCTGATGATCTGGGCGATTGACGCCGGCGATTATCCGCTCGCGGTGCGTATTGGCCGCTATGTCATCGAGCACAACCTCGCGATGCCTGACCAGTTCCGCCGCACGGCAGCGACGGCCCTCGTGGAAGAGCTTTGCGATCCCATTCTGGTGCAGGTCAAGGCCGACGAGAGCACCGATTTGACCGCACACCTGCAGGTGCTGGACGAGCTCGCGCAAACCGTAGATGGCAAGGATATGCCTGACGTCGTGCTCGCCAAGCTGTTCAAGGTGCGCGGCTTTGCCTTGCGCGGTGGCGATGATGCCGCCCAGGCGAAAGCGCTGGAACTGCTGCGCCAGGCGCTGAAACTGGACGCCAACGCCGGTGTGAAGAAAGCGATCGAGAGCCTGGCACGCCAGGTCAAGAAAGCCGGCCAGACTACCGGCGGCGCAGGCGATAACGATGCCGACACCTCCGGCACCGCAACAACGACCGACGCTGCAGCAGCATCAAAAACGACTGTACCGGCCACCCAGCGCCGGCAGCGCAGCAGCACTGCACGTAAGCCATCAGCCGCTAAAAAACCCGCCGGCAAGGCCGCCGGTAAGAAAGCCAAGCAGGCCGCCACCGAATAAAACGACTTGCGCCCCGTGCGCTGGCGGCGCGGGCGGAGATCTGCAGCGCTTCGCGTGTGCTTTTCCCCGTCCGCTCACCGCCACCTTTTGAGGAGATTGGGCCATGAGCCTTGTTGCCGGGCGTACCGTCACCCCAGCCGCTGACGATGTGCCAGATACCGACGATGGCGGCGAGACCATCACAGCCGGCCCCTTCTGGCCCGCGATTGCGCTCAAGGACGTGCGCCTTGAGATGCGCATCACCGGCGCGGTGACCACCACCCGCTTAAAGCAGGCCGCGATTGAAGCGACAGGCCATGTGATCGACCAGCTGACGGGCTGGCAAGAAAACCAGTTAAAAGCCGGCTTCGCGTCGCTGGAGACCGTGCCAGCCCGTCAAATCAATGACGTGAGCGTGAAGATCCACCGCTACCGCCGCGCGGTATTCAGCATCACCCGCGCGCTGCTGATCGAAAACTATCGAGACGTCGACACCACCGGCGACGCCGGCGAGAAACGCGCCGCCGGGTTGACGGTACAAGCGGCAGATCTGTGGCGGGATGCCCGCTGGGCTATCGCCGATATTCGCGACGAAGTGCGCAATTTTGCGGAGGCATTTTAGTGAAGGTGCAAGCAATGCAGGGCGACACGCTGGATCTGCTGTGCCAGCGACACTACGGCACCACGCAAGGCGTGACAGAAATCGTGTTGGCCGCCAATCCGGGGATCGCCGAACAGATATTTTTGACCGCCGGCCAAGTGGTCGAGCTGCCGGAGATCGAACGTTCAACCCAACAGGAGACGGTGCAGCTATGGACGTAATCGACCGCCTCTGGAACTGGGTGATCTACTCCTATTCCACCGTGCTGATGGGCATCGGCATGATGACGCAGCGCGAATGGCTAGCGACAGGCGGGCTGGTGATCGGCCTTATCGCCGCGGCGCTGGGCGAAATCCACCGCCGCCGGGTGGCGCGCAGCCAGGCAACCACCAATGCCCTGCTGGCGCAGCTGGTTGACGCAGTGCGCAGCGATGCCGAGAACCGGCAGGATGTGAAGGCGCTTATCAGCGAGCTGAAAGGGGGCCACCGGTGAGACGAAAAAGCGTTATCGCCTGCAGCGTGGCCGCCATTGTGGCGCTGGCCGGTGCCCTGTGGCCCGAGAAGGTGCGCACCAGCCATGCGGCACAGTTGAAAATGGCGAAGTATGAGGACTGCCGCAAGACGCCTTACTACTGTCCCGCCGGCGTGCTGACCATCGGCATGGGCTCAACGACCCGCGTCGAGGATCGGCAGTACTCGGAAACGGAGATCGCCGAGCGCTGGGTAAACGACCTGGTACGCGCGGAAAAGTGTATCAACAGCAACTTTAACGGTACCGCCGCCCCGCAATTCGTGTTTGAAGCGCTGACCGACGTCAGTTTCAACGTGGGTTGCACCGGGATCAGTTGGTTCACCGATCGCCAGGGCAAAAAGCAGCGCACCACGCTGTGGAAATACGCGCAGGCGGGCAACTGGCCCGGCGCGTGCCAGCGCCTGACCGACTTTGTGAACTCCGGCGGCAAACGCCTGCAGGGACTGGTCAACCGTCGGGAAGAGTTCAAAGCCTGGTGCCTGTCTGACCCGGCTCTGAAGGTCGAGAAATGAAAGGGTTAGGTTGCTTTACTTTGATTTTTGCCATTTTGCTCGCTTTGGTATTCATGCAAAAAAAAGCCGAAACCAGAAAACGCATAGCCGCAGAGAAAGAATTGAGCAGCACCGTGCAGGTACTGCAACAGACCAACGATGTACTGGCCGAAGTGCGCGCCCTGCGTGCCGACGTCGGCGAGATTGGGGCCGGAATGAAGAAGCTGAGCGAAAAGCGCGGCGCCAACGGAGAGCAACGACGTGAAACCATCAAGACTGCGCTGGACGGCGAAACGTGTGCCGTTACTCCTGTGCCTTCTGCTGTCGCTGACAGCCTGCAAAAGCGTGCCGCGGAAGTCCGCGCCGCAGATTATTCAGGAGCCTTTGCCGGCCAGCCTGACGGCAAACACTGATGTACCTGCAGCACCGTCACCGATGACCTACGGCAGCCTGGCGCCCTGGGCGGATCGGCTGCTGGATGCACTGGACACCTGCAACGCCGACAAGGCGGCCATACGAGAACTCGAACTACGGCGTATCGCCAGGGGGATGAAGTGAAAAAAGCCGAACTGCTACGCGACGCGCTGATCGCGGCCAACACCTGGTGCAAGGCCAACCCTGAGCTGTTCACCGTTTTTGTTGAAAAGGGGCATGTCGAGATCCAGGCGACCGGCGAACCTTCGTTTATGTACGTTTATCCGCTCCAGGTATTCGTAATGAACTATCCAGGTGATCTAGATGACCTGATGCTGCCACTGTTGGGATGGATATGGGAATACCAGCCAGACCTGCTATTGAACCCGGATAAAAACAAAAGCATTGAGTTCGAAGCCGATATTGCAAACGACGACACTGCCGACCTGTTGCTGAAGGTGCCAATTTGGGAGCGTGTCATGGTAACACGCCAAAATGGCAAGCTTCTTACGCAGCACCTGGCGGAAGACAGGCCCCGCATCAACGGCGGCGACTGGCAAATCGTGTTCGATCCTGAGAGGGGCGGGGAGCTGGTGCCATGACCGATGCCGCGCTGTTTCATGAACTGGATCAGGTGTTCGCCGATATTCTCGGCGGCATGTCCCCCGCCGGGCGTATACGCACCGCGCGCGAGGTCGGCCGCATGCTGCGCCAGAGCCAGTCGCGGCGCATTGCGCGCCAGGAAAACCCGGACGGCTCAAAATTCGAGAAGCGCCGCCGCAAGGTGCTGCGCTCACAGGCCGGGATTGGCTTTATCTGGAACGGCGAAACCCGCCGCCTGAAAAACTGGCGGGCAACCAAGGGCAGCCGCGGCCGCATGCTGACCGGTTTCGATGAAGGCCGCGGCGCCGTCCGCTCCTTCTATCGCGAGGATATCGAGCGTTACCTCGATATCAACTTTAACCAGACGCGCAAGGACACCACCAAGGCCGATCCGATGTTTCGCCGGCTGCGTACCGCGCGCTTTCTGAAGGCGCGCGCCGATGCCGGCGGCGCCACCGTCGGTTTTACCGGCGTTGCGGGCCGTATTGCGCGTACGCACCAGTACGGCCTGCGTGACAGGGTAAACAAGTCCGGCGCAATGGCGTCCTACCCACGCCGCGAGGTGCTGGGGATCACCAAAGCCGACCGCATGGCGATCGCCCGTTCGGTCATTGACTCTCTGGGGGTGAAATAGTGGACGCGGCCGAACTTATTCGCCTGCTGGAAAACCTGATCCGCGTTGGCGTGGTCACGGCGATCGACGAAGACAACAAGCGCGTGCGCGTCGCAACCGGCGGGTTAGATACCACCTGGCTGCGCTGGAATGCGCAGCGCGCCGGCGCATTCAACATCTGGATGCCGCCGTCGCTCGGCGAGCAGGTCTGGCTGCTGTGCATCGGCGGCAATCCGGAGACAGCCATTATCGGCGGCAGCCTGTACAGCAACGATCACCCTGCCCCCGGCGGCTCGCGTAACGAGATGGTGATCACCGCCCCGGACGGCGCCAGATTCCGTTATGACGCCGACGCCGGCGCGCTGGAAGTCAGCGGCATCAAAACAGCCAAATTAACGGCCGAGGTCAAAGTGATCCTGGATTCGCCCGTCGTCGAATGCACCAACCTGCTGAAGACCCGGCAATTCGACGTCAGCGAAGGCGGCGAGATGCACGGTGATTTCAATCACACCGGCGGCGCCTTCGTGTCGAACGGCGTGAAGGTCGACAATCACGGCCACGGCGGCGTGCAGCGCGGCGGCGACTGGACGGAGGGCACCCGATGAGCGAGAAGTACCGCGGCATGAATAACAGCGGCACCGGTACGCTGACCGATGCGGATCACGTCTGGCAGTCAGCCAATGACATTCTGCTGACGCCCATCGGTTCGCGCATCATGCGCCGTAACTACGGTTCGCTGGTGCCCGATCTGCTCGACAGCCCGCAGAACGACGTCACCCGCCTGCAGCTCATGAGCGCGACCGTGATCGCGCTGGCGGCATGGGAGCCGCGCCTTGCGCTGGACACCATCAACATCAGCTATTCACCCACTGGCGCCGTCACGGCCGAGATGTCCGGCATGCTGACGGAAAGCATGGAGAAAAGCGCCGGGACGATTGAGTTAAGGAGCCACAACGATGCCAACGATTGACCTGTCGCAGCTGCCATCGCCGCAGATCATCGAGCCGCTCGACTTCGAGACGATCCTCGTTGACGTCAAGGCAGTGATGATCGCCGCCTTCCCTGCTGACCAGCAGGCGTCGGTTGCCGCCGCCCTGTCGCTGGAGTCCGAGCCGCTCAACGTGATCGCCCAGGCGATGGCCTACCGCGAATTGCTGTTACGCCGGCGGATCAACGAGGGGGCTGCCGCCTGCATGCTGAGCCACGCCGAAGGAACCGACCTGGACAACCTGGCCGCCAACCTCGACACCGAGCGCCTGACGATCACCCCGGAAACGGACACGTCCGACGCGGTGATGGAAAGTGACGAAGCCCTGCGCCTGCGCGCGCAATCCGCATTCGAGGGCATGAGCGTGGCCGGCCCGTCGGCGGCGTATGAATATTTTGCCCGCAGCGCCAGCGGCAAGGTTGCAGACGCTAGGGCAACCAGCCCGGCACCGGCGGAGGTGGTGATCGCCGTCCTGTCGACCGACGGCGACGGCACCGCCTCGCCCGAACTGCTGGCCGCAGTGACGGCCGCGGTTAACGATGAAGAAGTCAGACCGCTGGGCGACCGCGTGACGGTTCGCAGCGCGGATATCGTCGACTATTCGATTGATGCGGAGCTGTTCCTGTATCCGGGGCCGGAGTCGGAACCCATCATCAACGCCGCCATGGCGTCGCTGCGTGGCTTTTTGGCCGATAACGACAAGAAGATCGGGCGTGACGTTGCCAGGTCGGCGATCTCCGCCTCGCTGCATGTGCAGGGGGTGCAGCGTGTAGTACTGCGTTCGCCATCGACTGACCTGCAGATCTCCGACACGCAGGCTGCGCGTAACATCGGCTACACGGTAGAGAACGGCGGGACGGATGAATAACACCCTGCTCCCCCCGTCCGCCGGCGCCTGGATGCGCCACACCGAAACGGTCACTGCGCGGTTGTCGGCGATAACCGTCGCGCTGCGCACGCTTTGGACGCCGACCGCCTGCCCGGTTGAGTTATTGCCGTATCTGGCCTGGGCGCTGTCTGTCGACCGCTGGGACAAGAATTGGCCGGCAGAGAAAAAGATAGCGGCGATCCAGCAATCCTACTGGCAGCACCGCCGCAAGGGCACCCGCGCCGCCGTGCGGCGTGTGATTGAGAGCATGGGGTTTTCGGCCACATTTGCCGAATGGTTCGACACCGGCGATAGGCCGGGCACCTTTCGGCTTGAGGTCGACGTCAACGAAGTCGGACTAACTGAAAAAACGCTGGCCGAATTAAATCGCCTGGTCGCGGATGCCAAGCCGGTTAGTCGCCACATGGCACAAATGAACATCGCGACAAAGGTTAGCGGTTTTATCTATTCCGCCGTCACGGTACATGACGGCGATATCGTCACTGTTTACCCGGCCGACTACGAGCCGGACGACAGCGTTAAATACAACGGCATTCCGCGTTTCGGCAGCGGATACCATTACTCCGGGGAATCAAATGGCTGATTTACAAGAGGAAGCGAAGTGGGAAGATTCGATCTACCAAATCAAGCGCGGCGATGACGTCTCCGGCGGGCGAAATGGTGTGGCGAATATCCAGGCGCGACAGTTAGCAAACCGCACCGCGTCACTCAAAAACGACGTGGATAAACTCAACACGTCCGTGATGAGCGATGCCAAGATTTACGACAGTGTCGACGAGGCGCAGGCGGCGATCAACGCCGGCACCGAAACCCGCCGGCTGTTCTCCGTTAACTCCCCCATTACCAATTATTGGGTTGAGCAATATGAGAATGTGAACGGCATCGCCACCCCTACCGGTAAGAAAATTGTCACGGCGGCATTCGTTGAAGCGGTCGAGCTGCTGGCGTCAACAACCGACAAGCGCACGCGGGGCTTGTTGACAATGCCGCGCACAAGAAAGCCGGTCGATTTTGTCAGTCGCCAAGGGGCGAGCATGTTCTCGATAAATGAGAACAGTGAAAAAGAGATGCCCGGTAAAACCTTCTCCGATTACATGAACATATTACGCGAGCTGATTATCGGGCCGTCGGCATTGCGCCGCGCTCGTCCTGGGTATCTGTTTAATCTGGTCACGGGCGGTAAGCGCCTGCTGGCCGTGCGTGATGATGGCGCCGGCACACTTGAATATCGCGGCATACCGTTAGAAACGCATATTGGGCTGTTGCAGAACACCCTGGGCGGGTTCGGGGATTCGATATCCGACAACGGCCGCAATCCCGCCGACGCGGGCAAGCCCCGCGGCTGGACGTATAACGCGCGCTCCTGGCAGATGTGGGCGTCACTGTTCAGTAATGGCCGGATACAATACGTCGGCCAGTGGGCGACCGGCGGTTATACCACTGCGGACATGATCCGCGATCACCTCAAACCCGCCATTGCAAAGAAGCCGCGCTTTATTACGTTTCTCGGCGGTCGTAATGATGTGATCCAGAAAAACAGCGACGGCAGTTTTAAATTCTCGATCGCTGTAATCACCAGCAACGTCAAATATATCCTGACCGAATTCAGGAAAAACGGGATTATTCCGGTCGTATGCAGCATGGCGGCACAAAATAATAGCGACCCGGCCCTTAAAAGCCGCGAGAACGCAATCAATGCGTTTTTGCGGGCTTACGCCAGCCAGCAGGGCTATCCGTTCGTTGATATGCGGGCCGCCACCGTTGACCCGGCCACTGACGGCTGGAAAGAAGGCTATAACGGCGTGCTGGGGAACGGACAGCCGGATCCCTCTCACCCGGTCGCGCTGGGCGCTTATCACATGGGTAAAGCGCTGGTGTCGGCGCTGGAACCCTACACCATGCCGATCTATCCACAGCTGGCGATTGCCAATCCCGCGACCCAGGACGGTCCAAACGCCATCATTAACCCCCTGTTTCTGGATAGCGCCGCCGGCGCGCCGGACGGCTGGGTGGTGATGACCGGCAGCATCGCTATTTCGACAGATCCCGCCGTTGTCGGCAATGTGCTTACCGTCATCGGAACAGGGACGACAATCGCACGCGTATCGCAGACGGTAACTGTATCTCCGGGCGAGGTGCGCACATTCAGCTTCAGGATGAAGACCGAGGTTACGGATAAAAATTCAACGGCCTGTTATCTCGAAGCCAATGACGCCAATAAAACAAACCTGGCCGGGATCAGGACGTGGAATCACTCAACGGACGGATTTATGACATTTAGCTATGACGTCATCGTCCCCGCAGATGTCACGGAAATAAACGTCATTATCGCGGCCAATGCAGCAACAATCAGCGTCGGACAGATGGGCTTATTAAAACGGGAGGCAGTATGATTATTATTTGTGATGGCGTTGTTAATGCCGGTGATTTGGAATTGGCAGAGCCTGAAATGCTGCTAAATGACGATGCCAGCGTAGCAACCTACAGCATGCAGGATAAATATGACTCCAGCGGCAACGCGCGCGATCTGGTAACAGAAAACGAGTTTACCAAGCGCGGTATGCTCACCATTGCTGACGCCGCGCATGGCGCTGACACGGGCATCATTGAGACGGACGAAATGACGTTCGCGCTGTGCATCAACATGAACAAGCCCGACGTCAGCGGCCGCCTGTTCTCAAATTTCTATCCCGGCGTCGCGCCCTTCTCAGGTATTCAGCTGCGCATCGAGCCAAACGGTGCACTGATTTTGCAAATTGCAACCGGTGATGTGACCAACGGCCAAACGGGAACCATGGCACTGACCTCGGTCGAAAACGGGGGCGCTGTTGGAGGATGGACGCGATTCACCGTGACGGTTTCAAACACGGAGGCTTCAATCACCCGCGCCGGCGGCGATCGTCGTTCAGCACCGATCACGAAACGCAATAAATCGACCCGGCCGATTATCCTTAACGGCTCACCCAGCCCAGAGCAAAACATGGGATTACCCGGCATCATGGGCGCATTCGCCGTTTATAACCGTGTACTGACTGCCGAGGAACAGGCCGAAAAGCGCGACATGCTGAAAACCATCATGAGCTTGCGCGGCGAGTTCGTTAACTAACGGTGGAAATATGGCTGATAAAAAGTTTCTCACGCTGATCACTGCCGCCGGCGCAGAGCGCCTGGCGAATGCAGCGGTGACGGGAACGCCGGTCGCCATCGCGGAAATGGCCGTCGGCGATGCCGGCGGTCAACTGTCCTCGCCGAACGCCGCCCATGCTGGCCTGATTAACGAGCAGTATCGGGGAATGCTGAATAAGCTGGTGATCGCTGACAGTGACGCCAGCGTCATCGAAGCTGAAATGATCATGCCACCGCAGATCGGCGGCTTCTGGCTGCGCGAGCTGGCGCTCTACGCCGACGACGGCGAATGCATCGCCGTCGGCAACATGCCGGAAACCTATAAGCCGCTGCTGGCTGAAGGCTCCGGCCGCTTCCAGATCATCAGAATGCAACTGAAAATCAGCAGCACGGCCGACGTAGAGCTGATTGCCGATCCGTCGGTAATCCTGGCTACCGCTGAGGACGTCAAGGGCGCGGAAGATGCAGCCAAGGACTACACGGACGAGGAATTGAGCAAGCTGGACGAAAGCATAAAAAATGCCATCGCTGACGCTGTGAAAGGGGCTATCCGTGACGCCTGGGAGCAGGACAACCCTGTCGGCTCGTCGCGCCTGTTCAATCAGAACGTGAACCCTAACACTGAATGGCCGTGGTCGACATGGGAGTATGCCGGCGAACACCTGACGATCAGAACGGCAAAAGCGGACGGCTCCGACGTAGGCACCCTGGATGGCAGCGACACGGTGAACATCTCACGTGCCAATCTGCCGCAGTCGGTGCTGAATGTGTCGGGAGGAACAAGCGAGCATGGGGCGCAGACGCTGCAAACAACGCCGGCGGGTAGACACAAGCATCAGGGAGGAATGTCCGCGCCCGGCGAGGCGTGGGATGGAGATTATATTGTCGGCTCCGACAACGACAGCCACAGAACGCGCAACTACACCAGCGAGGCAGAAGACCATATACACGAGGTCACTGTGCCGGCGCACGCTCATACCGTTTGGGCGCAAACCGAAGCGCTCGGCCAGGGCCAAGCGATCAGCGTTGTCGAGCGCCACAAACTGCAAATGCTGTGGCACCGCGTAGCCTGACCCTGCAGAAAAAAACAAAGCCCCTTTCGGGGCTTTTTCTTCTCCTGCAGTACAGCCGGCGCCGTCTATATCTGCCGGTATCGAGTACAGACAGATCGCGCTATACCTCACCCGAACAAACCGTTTACCGATTTTGTCACCGAGTTGATCGCCCGGCTGGCGCTGGTGCGCAGCTCACCGAGCACATCACTCGCCGAGGTCGTTTGCAGCTTCTCGCGAAAATCGCTGTCGACACGGCTCAGGCTGATGGAGAACTCGATTTTTTTCGGGTTGCCGTAGCGGTCAAACTCCGACTTACCCCGTTCTAACCGCGTCATCACGTACATGCCGTAAATACGCCCATCCCCCTCGATCAGCGGCCAGGGCCGGCCGGTAAAGCCGATGGTCTCAAGGCTCGCCAGCGACAGATTGCCACCGGTGATCTCCGGGTAAAGCACACCGTCGAGCGTGATACTGTCATCCCCTGCCCCGATATACTGCCAGCCGGCAGACTGGTTAATGCGATCGTTCTTGACGTGGCGCCAGTCTTGCGAATGGCGCAGCTGCTGATAAGGCGCCGTGCGCAGCGTAAAAACGAACATCCCGAATACCATCATCATGTTTTTGACTCCCGTTAATCTCGATCGCGGAATGACCCGCGGTTACCCCTGACTGTGCTGGCCATCGCATCGCGCACCGCGCTGCGCACCATCCTTTCCAACTCCTGATCCGAACGCAGGCCGACGTCGTTAAAGACCAACTGGAAGGTGGGCCCACCGCCGCCAGGTGCGGACACGGGCGCCATCGCGGCCGGTTGTGACGCCGACGGCACCGAGAGCACCCCGCCGCCAGCAGCGGCCGCCACGCGCGGCACTGATTGCGGCATCACCCGCGCTTCCTGGTACGCCCCACGCAGTGCCAGCGCGCGCGGCAGATTTTTGAAGACAATGTCCCCCGGCCCAATGCGTTTGGTGGCGTTGGTATTGTCAGCGGTCGCCTTGGTATTGCCGGCGATCTCGTTCAGGCGGCGTAGCGTGCCCGTGTCGCCAGTCAGTGCCGGGGGTGGCGAGCCGCCCAGCTTCGGATCGACCGTTGCCGGGCCCGTCGGCAGGCCGGGGCCGGCCCAGCTCCACCCCTTCTTCACCATTTTTTTCTGCTGCGGATCCCATTCCCACATCGCTGGCTGATTGCGCAGCTCTTCAGCCTTGCGCCTGGCCTGCTCGATGCCATCCGGGATGAGGCCCATTTTCTCCAGCAGCCAGCCCACGCCATCCATCAGTTTTGACAGCGGGTACAGCAGCACCTGCAGCGCGGTGCCGAACACCCGCCCGAACGTCTCGCCGGCACTGGCGCATTTATCCAGCGTCTCTTTGCTGGTCTGCATCGGCGTCAGCAGCTTGGTGAACCAGTCCCACACGCGGCCGAGGGCATCACCAATCACGCCAAAGATCGGCGCGATACGGGCAAACGCTTCACGCAGCGGCGCCAGTGCCGCCATGACGCCGGCGCCAAAGCCGACAAAGAACGCCTTGATCGGCTCCCAATATTTCCAAATCAGCACGCCGGCCGCGACAAAGGCGGCGCCAATCAACCCGATCGGACTCAGCAGGAACGACAGCGCCGCCCCCAGCGCTGAAATAGCACCGGTGAGAATGCCCCATAGCGTTGACAGGCCCGTCAGCCGCAACGCCAACCCCATCACACTACGCACCAATGAACCCAGCGCTGCCGACGGTGCCATAAATACGCCCATCAGCATGCTGCGCAGCGGCGCCAGTGAGCCAAGCAGCCCACGGAAACCACCGGAGAGCGAAGCCAACACGCGCGACCAGCCGCTGATCCTTGCCATGGCGTTGCCGCCGGCGCCAACGAAGCCCCACAGTGCGCTAACGGTTCCCATCAGACCGCGCCCGCCCGTCAGCAACGTGAAGCCCAAACGCAGCTTAGCCAGCGGCCCAATGAGCAGGCCGGTCGCAAGGCTGGCGATCCCCAACGCGGCCACCAGGGCGGTGACGGCGCCGGCAGTCAACAGAATGGATTGCGCCAGCCGCGGGTTTTCTTTCACCCACTGGCTCGCGGCGTTGATCGCTTCACTCACCCCCTGCGTCAGTTTCCGCAGCGGGCCGTCGGCAGTCTCTTCAACCTGGATGCGGAAGCCTTCCCAGGCGGAGTCCAGCTCCTTCAGGTCGCCACCGAGGTTATCCGCCATCACCTTGGCAGCCTTCAGCGCCTCGCCCTGCGATTTCTTCAAGTCGGCCAGCAACTTCTGCAACTCACCGCTGCCGGCAGATAAAACCAGCGCCTGGAAGGACTTTGCGGCTTCCTCGCCCGCGATATCCTTGAAGAACGAGAGCTGATCGGTGGCGCCGTACTTCTTGATCGATTTGTAAAGGTCAGTGAGAACGTCCTCGGCCGGGCGCATCTTGCCGGTGGAGTCGGCCACGGTGACGCCCAACTCTTTCAGCGCGTCGTTGGCCTTTTTCGTTGGCGCGGCCAGGCGTGAGAACGTGGTTTGCAACCCGGTACCGGCAATACTGCCGCGCAGGCCCACGTTCGCCATCACGCCAATCATCGCCGTCGTTTGCTCAACGCTGACGCCAAGGTTAGATAACCCCGTACCGGCGTACTTCATCGCCTCGCCGATATTCTGCAGATCGGTGTTGGTGCGGGTGAACGCCCCCGTCAGCACGTCACTGACGCGATCCATCTCCTTCGGATCGAGGCGGAACTGTGAAAGGATGTTCGAACTGATATCCGCGGACTCACCGAGATCCATCCCGCCGGCCAGTGCCATGTTGAGTACGCCAGGTAACGCGGCCTGAATTGCCTGCGGCGTAAAGCCGGCCATCGCCAGAAATGCCTGCCCGCTGGCGGCGTCGCGGGTAGTAAATGCCGTTTCGGCGCCAAGCTTTTTCGCCTGGGCGCGCAGGTCGGCCAGCTGCGACGAGCTTTTATCCAGTCGCGTCAGCGCCTGCACTCGCGACATTTCGGCATCAAACCCCACGGCCGGCGCCAGGAAACGGCCGCCGGTATACCCGGCAACCGATGCGCCGGCAACCATTCCCATACCGGCGCCGCGTAGTTTGCCGGCGGCATCTTTGGCGCGGGTGTAGCCGGCTTGCGCCTTGGTAACAGCGGCCAGCTGCCGCCGCTCGCGCTCAAGCTGCTGGTTATATTGCTCTGTTCGACGGATGGCGCTTTGTACCGCGCCGCTGCCGGCAGACAGATTAACCCCATGTTGCCGCACCGCCTGGGCCGCCTCTCGCAGCTTTGCCGTTTGCTGGCTGTAGGTTTGCGTCAGTCGGGACAGCTTGCCGCGCAGGTTTTCCAGGTGCGCGCCCTGGGCGTCGGTCAGTTGCCCGCCCTCTCTAACGGTCTGATTCAGTCCGTTAAACTCGCGCTTCGCACGGTTGATCTTCTGTGCCGTGTCGTTGGCCTGCGAGCGCAGGCGTTCAAAGCTGGCGGCTTGCTTGTCCAGGTCTTTAACGGCGTTTTGCGTTTTCTTGAGGGAGTCAGAAAGGCCGCTAACAGCTTTGCTAGCGGCTTTAACCGGGCGGGTGAGCTTGTCGATCGCGTTGAACGCGACGCGAATACTAAGATCCATGGTCATCCTCGTCATCGTCATGGTTGCCGCTGCGGATGGCGGCGCGCTGGCGCCATGCCATCAGCTCGCGCAGCTCCATGCCGTACATCTCGGAGGGCGGCCAGTGAAAAACTACAGCAATGTCAGCGATGAGGTCGTCAACGCTGACAAACAGCGGTTCCCTTACTTGTTCCCCGTCTCCGCCACGTTCGGTACGGACGGCGCCGCTTTGGTCAAAAAAGGCGTCATCTCTTCAATGAACGCCACAAAGTCACCGGTATCCAGCGTGGCGATCTCGGCGGCGGTCAGTGCCGGCGCGGTGACGCGCGTTAGCAGCGTTGAAACGGCGTCATAGTCGAAGTTGAGCACGTCGACCAGGCGCAGGCCACGCAGTGAGCCGGCTTGCTTGATGGTATCGGTGATGGTGACAGTGGTGATCTCGCTGTTGCCGCGTTTAATCGGCGTGGTGAGCGTTACGGACATGTGCATGTTCTCCAGGCGGCCACGCGTGCCGCCTTCAAAGTAGGTTAAGGATTAACTCAGCCGCCGAGGCCGAGGGCTGACACAATGCGATCGGGGTACAGGTTTTTCCCGTCGCGCTTGTAGATGAAGTTCAGCAGGTCGATTTCCAGCAGCGCCTTATCATCCACCGACAGCTTGTAGTAGGTGTTCTTGATGGCGTAGGTGTGGTTGGTGTCATCACCCTGCTTGGCCTCACCCGGATCGATTTCGGTGATGCGGCCGCGCATTTCCACTTCCATCAGTGAGCTGGTGCCGCCGCTGTAGATTTCACCGACGAAGCGCAGGCGCATTTCGTCAATATCGCCGCCATATTTGAGGATCAGCTCTTCAACGACGCCGCCGACCACCATCGACGCATCAAGCGCGGCGCCGTCAAGGCCGAGGTCTACCGCTACGGCGCCTTGCATGCCGCCGCCCTGATAGTCCTCCGTCTTGCGGGTGACTTTTGGCAAGGTGACGCTGGGGATCTTGCCGATGTGGTTGGTGCCGTCCACATACAGCGTGAACAACCGAAGTTTTTTAGGGATAGCCACTTATGCCCCTCCCAGCGACGCGAAGGCCGCTTCGTAATATTGATCGGTGAAGGTCTGGATCATGGTCAGATCTTCAAGTGGCGGCACCGGGCTGTAGTTGTAACGCACGACCGCCTTACCCTGGCGAATGCTGGTTGTCGGGTTATCGACGATATCGAACCAGCACGCGGCGCCAATCAACCGACCGGCGGTGACCAGCCCCTGCAGCTTGGCATTGATACCGCTGACCACATCCTTGACGTTTGCCGGCGTAAGCGGACTGTCTACCGTGGTAAATTGCGCCTCAGCGATGGTGTCCGCCAGGATCTGCGCGGTACGGGTGTACACCTCGAAGATGTACTCGTCTTTGTCCGTGGTGCGGTTGCCCCAGAAGCGGAAGCCATCACGCTTAATCAGCGTGGTAACTTCGTTGGCGTTCAGCTCGTTGGCGTCGGAGTCTTCCGCCTGCAGCGCCCAAAACACATCTTTGGTGATGCCGAGCACGTTGCTGACCGCCACGTTTGACAGCGACTTATGCCAGCCCTGCTCGTGATCGATCTTCGCACGCATCCCCAGCGCATACGCCACCGCCGGGAACTCTTCGTTTTCGCCGCTCACCGGGTTATAGGCGATGAAATTCGGCCAGATCAGCATGCCCTCACGCTCGGCAAACTGCTCGCGATAGGTTTTGGCCTCGGCAATGGTCTCGCAGCCGTCGCAATAGCTGTAGGAAAACGCCCGCAGCTGCTTGGCAATCACCCGCAGCTGTGCCGTGACTTCCTGCGTGTCGTACATAGGCACGCCAAGAATGCGCGGCCGGTAGCCGACTTTCTGCTCGGCGGTCAAAAGAGCGAACATGCCGGTATAACTGCCGTCCGCCTGGGAACCGCCGATAATCAGCTGCGACTGCGTCTTCGCGCCGTCTTCAGTGCCGGCCGCAGCCACGCGTACCACGATCACGCGGGTGCTGACCTGGTCGGAAATGGCCTTCAGGGATTTATAGAGCGAACCGGTTTTACCGGCCTTGCCGAGTACGCTGATTACTCGCGTGATCAGCACCGGCGTATCTAACGGGAAAGTGGTTGCGTCAGCATCATCCGCCACCGCGACCAGACCAATGACCGTTGAGTCAACGTCATTGATCGCGGTCTGCAGGTCGGTGTTTTCCTTGACGCGCGCACCATGGAAGAAATTGTCGGTCATACTGTACCGCCATCATGCTTGTGAGTTCGTGGTGATATTCGCCGAAAAACGCTGGCGCAACACGCGGCGGTGGTTGTCATCCGCCGGCGACAACAACGCGCGGTTTTCCCCGTCGCGCGCGCATGAAACCATCAGCGCCAAAGGGGGAACCATGGCACTGACTACTAACGCAATCGACAAGGCCAAATCACTGCTGGGTAGCGGCGCCAGCACGTTCAACGATTACCAGGCAGAGCTGTCGCGCGTGCCGGCGTTCAGCGTCATGCTTGGCGGTAAGGAGCTGACCGCGCTGGATGAACGCATCTTGTCGCTGGAAATGACCGACAACCGCGGCTTTGAGGCTGACGAGCTGACGATCACCGTGGACGATACTGACGGCCAGCTGCAGCTGCCGCCGCGCGGCGCTGAGGTGTCCGCGTCGATGGGCTGGCATGGTGAAGCGCTGGTTTACAAAGGCATTTTTATCGTCGATGAAGTGGCGCACGCCGGGCCGCCTGACACGCTGACGATCACCGCACGCAGCGCTGATTTTCGCGACGAGTTCAACGTCAAGCGCGAAGTGTCCTGGCATGACGTCACCGTAGAACGGGTGGTGTCAGCGATCGCCAGGCGCTACAACCTGAAGGCCATCATCTCGCAGCAACTGATGGATCTGGAGATCGACCACGCCGACCAGACGCAAGAAAGCGACATGTCCTTCCTGACGCGCATGGCCGAAATGCTGGGCGCCATTGCCACGGTGAAAAATGGCAGCCTGCTGTTTATACTGCCTGGCGGCGGCGTCAGCGCTAACGGCAAGGCGCTCCCCTCCTTCGCCATCACCCGCAGCAGCGGTGATCGTCACGCCTTCCGCATTGCCGATCGTGATGCCTATACCGGCGTGCGCGCGTACTGGCTCGATCTGGATTTCGGGAAAAAGAAAAAGGTCACGGTGAAGGCCCGCAAGCCGGCGAAAAAGAAAGTACAGCGCAGCAGCAGCCGCGAGGGTGATTACATCGAGGGGGCCGACGGTAACGTCTATGTCCTGCGCAAAACTTACAATAACGAAACGGCCGCAAAACGGGCCGCGGCCGCAAAATGGCAGCAGCTCAAACGCGGCGCCGCTGAATTTACCCTTACCCTGGCCTACGGCCGCGCCGATTTATACCCGGAGCAGCACGGCACGGTATCGGGATTTAAAACGGATATTGATAATCAGGATTGGATAATCGCGAGGGCGAGCCATTCGATCGACGGGAACGGCTTTACCACACGGCTGGAACTGGAGGCTAAAATACCTGAATGGATTGCAGAAAGTGAGAAGTGACGGCCATAATAACGGGGAGTTCAACTCCCGCCATGGGAGGCCATCATGTTTGTTTGCCCGATCTGCGGTGCTATGGCCCGCACCCGCACCAGTCGCCGTCTCAGTGAAATGACGATACGCCAATATCATCAGTGTCAGAATTTCGAATGCAGTATCACGTTCACGACGCTAAACAGCGTTGAAAAGCTGGTAACAAAGCGCGGCCCGCGCGAAGAATTACCACCCGACTTTATCCCGCAAGACGCCTTCCCCACGTCCCACTATGGGCGTGACCAGCTCAACCTGATGCTGTAA